TCCAATTAGAATGTGACGAACACGGAGCATTCGAGCAGGAGGTTGGCTTCGACCCTGTAAATTTTTTCACAGCTTCCTAACTTCAGCTGAGCCTGAAGAGATTGTTGCATATTTAGGCTCACTAAAAAAGGGAGCAGAAGAACTTCAAAAGAACCTCACAGAACTAGTCATATACAGTGGTGGCTCATTTTCGTGGACAGAAGTATGGCACATGAGTCACAGTGAAAGAGAAATGGCTGTTAAGGTGCTTAACGATTATACTAAAGCCAAAGCAGGAAAATCAGCTACAGAATGGATGTAGCAATTTACCTAAAAATTATAAAGAAAAAGCAAGCGCAATGCTTGCTTTTTTTATGTCTCCTATAATGTACGATATTCTATATATAATACACCTAGCTATAATACGCTTATCCCTATAACAATTAGTAGACACTTCGTGTCTTATCTTACTGCATTCAATCACTTCGTTTCACTACGCTCATTCATTTGTAAGATATGTTTTTATTTGTTTTATTAATTACGAAGTTATCACGATAGTGGAGCCATAGTTCACCCGTTACAGGGTGAACAAAAAATAAAGCGTCATCACGATGAGCTTCACCATCTCCAACCCGGGTGCTGTTAGGAAGCAGAGCGCCTTCTCTCCCCATACACTACCGTCACTTGTATTCGCTCGGAAGCTGATATAATCTAGTGGAGTTTGATTATACCAACTAGCGGGTTGCTTTTTCTCAGTGCCCGCATTCTTTTAATGCCATAACGTTGTTTGCATCTTGCCGACTGCATTCCAGATCTGACGCCGTAACGAAATCGCTACGAAGACTCAAGGAATCCGATTTTTGGCCTCGGTTGGGCGGTGCAGTGCCTTATGTAAATTGTTTTAAACGAGGTTTGAGCTATGCTCTGTGTGTGCCAGGAATATGTGTAAAACTGCCATATGATGCCATGTTTGTATATGTAATTATAATCTCTTTAGTGCTTCACGAAGGATTTGTGAACCGCCTACTCTAACGTTTATAATGCCGTTGTAGTAATCGTCTGTTTCCAAAACCTTGCGCTCAAACTGCTCTCTGGCTTCTAAATAACTGGCTACGCCTCTGCTGGGGCAAAAGTACAGTATCTCTCGAGTAAAGTATTCTGCACCTAAACGCAGAACATCTTCCTTTAAATGATCGTTACTGCCCCAATAGTCGCGCCAGTCACTTTCTACTGAGCTGCGTCTTTTGTTCTTTTTACCTTTTAGTGGGGGGCGTGTTTTTTTGAATCGGGCTAACTTTTTACCAACATATTTTTTATTGTTAGTAAGGTTAGTAATCAAATAAACAAACGCTTCCGTACCTTCAGGTAATTCGTCTACTCTTGTTCTATTATATGTCCAATTCATATTCCATATTTACTGGGATATTTGAAGAACAATTTGTTATTGTGGTTTATCTTAAAGTCCAGCTATGTAAAAATTGATGCTTTGACACATTATGTATAATTTGTTCGTGAGATAGAGTTGTAGACATTTTTGCTAGTGGAAGATATCCTATTGCTAATCTAGAATCTCCCCAACCGTAAGGCATTTTATGTTGTACCAACCTATAAAAACTAAAAATCTGCCTCATAATTTTTGTATGATTTGGTCCAGTGTACTTTTCAGGTCCTAACCACACATAACCACCATTACTCATTTTGTTTGTGCATACAATTTGATCTTGCGGAATATTTACATCATGGTCTAAAAACAGCTCAAATAAATGTTTACCTACATGCGGGTACGGCATGTATAGCTCACCAAACTTCTTTGAAACAGTAAACATATCATACGCAGAATCTACTAGATTAACACCAGGATCCTCACATGCAAATAAAAAAGCAGGGGCATTACTATTTGTCTTTTTGTTTTCTAAATGATGAATTTTGTAATTAAATTCTCTTAGTAGATCTAGCAACTCACCGGTTGCATCTTGTTGATACTTTGGAAAATTTATATGTAACAAATTAAGATCATCAATATTACTCGATTCGAGCAAGTTTGGTGCTACTAGCTTGATACGATCAATAATATTTTCTAGGTGACGTTTTACATCTTCTTGTGTCTCGCCTAAGTTATAAAATTGTGTTCTACTAATAACATCGTTATTTTGTGTTAACATTCTTTCATAGAATTTTTTAGTTACGCTGTTGTTGTAGAATTCAAATGTTAAAGTGAAATCAGCATCTTGTCCTAGGTGTAGATCAAGTATCATTAGCTTACATATTCAGTGTCAGTGTTGTAGCTGGTAAAGCCACCTTCCTTGATAACTGTTAGTACGTTATTAACACGACCAACAAGTTCTTCTTTGTGACTGATTAGGAAAATGTTTTTATGCTGTTCTCGGTTCATTTTCTTTAAAATAGCAAGACTGTTTTCAACACCCATTGTGTCCATTCCGCTGTCAATTAGTTCGTCGATGCACATCAAGTTCATTGGTCGATTTAAACTTTCGTAAATATCACGGAATGCCCAGCTTAGGCTAAGAATAAGTCTGTTACGCTCACCTCGGCTTAAGTTGTCAAAATCTAAGTCGCGACCATATTCAGTAATTTCAACACTTAGGTCGCTGTTAAACTTAACGTCATGAGGCAAACCAATCTTGTCTAAATAATAAGCAAGACGATGATTTAGATAGCTGATGTTTTGATCAATAATACGCTTCCGAATAAAACTATCTTTACTGGTTAACAGTTTATGTAAGAACTCTTGGTGTTCCTTACGATCAGTTAAATCATTGATATAATCCCATGTGATATCTTCGAGGCCTGTTTTTCGTAGCTGCTCAACTTGTTCGATATACGGATTTGTTTCTTCTAACTTTTCAGCGTACTGGGTTGCTAGTGTATCTAAATTGTGTTTGTGTTCCAGCGCACTTTCTAGATTGTTATAATACGTATCCGTTTCGTCTGCAATATCTGCATACTCGCTGAGTGCAAGTATAAGTTCGTTAATACGGATCTCAATATCGTCGTGATACTTTTGTTCTTCTGCGATCTTGTCAACTAACTCACGAGTATATTCTTCGTGTGTGCTAAGATGTGCAGTGCCTTGTCCGCAAGCCGGACACATACCTTCTTGCGCTTTTTGTAGATTAGCTTTTAGCTCGTCTAACTTTTTCACACTGCGGTTAAAACTGGTGTCACTGCGATCTTTTTCTTTTACAAGAACAGCTTTAGTGTCATTCAGTTCTTTTACAGTTTGATTGTGCTTGTGATTAGCAATTTCTTGCTCAATGTTAATTTCGCTCAATGTGCTAATAGTTGTAGCCATATCAGCAAGCTTATCGCTTTTGGTCTTCCCCCAAGCTTTGCCCCGCAGTTCAATATCACTTATATTTTTTTCAATACGTTCGTTACTAGCCTTCACTGCTGCAATGCGTATTTCTTCCTCTTTGATACTATCCTTAGTATTTTTGAGAATTTCTTTAAGCAGGTCAGCTTTTTCACTCAGCTCTGTGATACCAAGCAACTGTTCAATCATGTTGCGCTGGTCGTTAGCTTTCATCGCTAGAAACGGTTCTGTGTAAGTATTCAGCGCAATGATATGCTTAAACATTTCATGTGGGAAACCCACAATCTTTTCGATCGCTTTTTGTGTTTCTCTACTGTCGCCTTGTGCATCATCATCTTCGTTGCTGGCTTCGCCGTTATCGCTGCCATCTACAATAAGGCGTAGGACATTAGGCTTTCGACCACGCTCAATTCTATATTCTTTACCGTTGATATCAAAATCAACTGTAACAAACATATTCTTGCCGTTGGTCTTGTTAATCAAGTTATCCTTGCGGATGTTAGTTAGTGCTTCACCATAAAGAGCATAACTGAGTGCATTGATGATAGTGGTCTTGCCAGTACCGTTTCTGCTACCATCTCCTCCCATGTCTAGGTTGTGCCCTAGAACAAGTGTTAGGTTGCAGTTATCAAAATTTACAGCCTGTGTTTGTGCGCCAATACTCATAAAGTTCTTGGCCGTTACATTTTTAATTTTAAGCATTAAACTTCTAATCCATGATAGATATCAATTAGCTTTTGTGCATTAATTGTGTTAGATTCAATCGTTTGTAATTGCTGGATAACAATCTGGTCCACACTTTCAAACTTAATCTCCCCACCCTCAAATTCCTGCTCATCATCTTTTACAGGAATTAGCTGTAGTTCTCTAACACCGTACTGCTCTGCAAACTTTTCTTTGATAAAATTTGCTTCTTCGTAGCTGATACTGATGTTTAATTTTACACGAGCATGGGTGTACTTGTCAAGTAAATTCGCATGGTTGTCAATAAGATCGGTTAGAGTGACCACCTTAAACTTTGGACAATCAGGCCAATTAACATACACTGGTTCTTCGCCCCAAGTAAGGAACATTGCACCTCGGTCATTGTCGTCTACATCTGCATAGTTGTGTGGGAATGCATTGCCGATATAGTGAATGTTGTTTTTATATTGACGCTTGTGGAAGTGTCCGCTGAACACATATTCAGGCCCAGTCAAATGTTCTGCACTAAGCCCGCCGTGGTCAGGCATTTCCACCATAGCATTCATTTTGAAGTAAGGCAACTCTAAATGCCCAAACAAGTATTTGACTTTGAGTTTACTAACCTTCTTCCATTCGTCAGCCACTAGCCAAGGCATAATAGCTACGTCATCTTGTACAAAATGTTCGTCTACCATCACAACATTGGGCAAGTCGCGAGCATATTCGATACTGTTAAGTTCGCGCTTGTCTTTGTAGTACAAGTCATGGTTGCCTGTAATGAAGTACACCTTTTCAAAGTTGTCGTTCAACTTCTTAAGGTCTTTGATACTAGCATTCATTGTTGCAACGTTTACACTTGCACGATGATGACTCCAGTCTCCTAGAAAGATACAGGTTTCTGCTCCTCGAGCTTTTGCCTCTGCAATAAACCAATCTACAAATCGATGACAGTCATCTAGGTGAACACGGCTGTTTTGCTTTAGTCCGTAGTGTATGTCAGTAAAGCAAGCCGCTGTTTTGAACAGCTGACTCATTGTTCGTCATACTCCTCAAACGAAGGCTTTTCTGCTTCTGCGCTTTCTCGCAAAGCTTTAATTTCTGCTTCGTGTGCCATCTGACGTCCAAAACTTGGCAAGTGACCGTGTTCGATGAGAATATCATCACGGATAACTTGGTTACGCTTTTCTAAGTTTAACACACGAGTAAAACTGTTGTTTACTGCGGCTGTGTAATAAGCAAATGGATTATCACTTTTTGCTTCGTTAAACTGTAGTCCAACTTGACTTAGCTGCACTAGTGCTTGTCCGCGCATTTCGTCTACGTATGTATAACCACGCCAGTTACTACGATGACTGTATCGTTCAACAAGCTTGAGAAACATAGTGCCAAGCTTGTTAGTAATCTTACCATGATCAACACAGAATTCACCGTTGCTTAAGCTACCACGCCAGTGACTGCGAGCCACTTCTTTTAGTTCACCGTTTTGATAAGCATATTGTTTATATGGAGGGAAGTTTACGCGACTTTTTTCTTCAGCTTCGGTTTTAGGATTCTTTTTACGACCGAACTCTTCGGGAATATGTTCGTATGTCATTAC